TTTAGAACCGGCAATCACCGGTACTATGCGAATGATTTCTCTACCGGTAGGTTTCTTCAAGTCATCTTGAGAAATGTTTTCCTTACCATTGAATACTGCGAATCGCAGCCCCTTACCCGAACTCTCGACCATAAACTTTTCGAAGCCGGGAAACTGCTTGAAATAACCCATGATGTCTCTGAAACCGCCGTTGGTTGCCACACGGTGTTTTCTTCCAAAGAGCCGGGCAAGTGATCCGGAAAGCAAAACGGTTTGCACTTTTTCGTCCACCACTGAAAATGCCATACTATTCTCCACGCAATAAAAACTGGTCCATCACATTACCGTGCCGCCAGCAACTCACCGTCACCTCTGCCCAATAACCCCCATACGTATCGCGCTTGCTGTCGCGTCCATAGAGGTGGTGAAGGATCGAGCCTGGCGCCGGAAAATGCTCCGTTTCAGTCTTGAGCACACCATCCGCCAGGTAGATCGCTGCATGGTTGGGTACCGGTGAACGGATCTGCATCAGCACGATATCGCCCTGCTGCAAGCTGCCGATCTGCTCGAAGCCAGCAGCGGGCAGGTTCTCCAGATACAGGTTTCCCCCCTTGTTCCACCAACCGTCCTCACGCTGGTAATCACCCAGCTCGATGTTCATTTCACGTCGGTAGTAATCAAGGATGATGCTCAGACAATCGTGCACGCCATGGACAAAGCTGCGGCCGATCAAGGAAGCCTGGTAGCCCGTCGGCGTAATGCTGACCAGTTCGCCCTTTCGGATCTGGCCATCCTCGCCTTTGCGCACCTCGAGAATATGCCAGGGCAGACCCGATGCTTCGCAAGACACCCGATCCGCCTCACTAGGCGTTGCCGGGTAATCCGGATGGCTATGGACAACAGCCATCACCTCTCCCCGTTCCTCAGCGGTGGCGTAATCCTCCGGAGCCAGCCGAAAATGTTCGCTCGGTGTCGTAGCGGTATTGCGACAAGGCACATACCGCAACCGACGCCCCTCGCGAATCACCAATCCACAACACTCATGGGGATACTCGGTCAGGGCATGGGACTCGATAGCCATCAAAATGGACTTGTTCATACTCAACTCCGAAGTAAACCGGCAGCCGGAAATGAACCGTAGGGCAGCGGGTTATTCTCGCCAAATCGCAGTTTGCAACTGCTCAGGCGCCCACCGCATTTGTCCTTGGCGGCATCGGTGACAATCACATCATTGGCGTCAGCCACCGGCCCGCCGTTGTAACCACAATACGGCCCGCGATAACCACCACAGCTCAACCACCAACAGACGTTAGCGACAATTTGTCGACGTGGTAGCTGCACACCATTGAAGTCCAGGGCACTGGCAAGTTCGAACTTGATGGTCTCACTGCTCTCCGCGACCTTGCGTTCGACGTACCAGATATCCGGCGGCAGCTCCTCCTCGGGATCGGCTTCGGGCTGACCGTCCAGGTACTTGCCCAAAGTGCGATGGCGAATCAGCCTGGCGCCTACCAGGTCTTCGAAATACAGAACCAGGGCGGTGATAAAACCGCCGACATTGCCCACCGACAAGGTCGGCGTCGGCTGCGAGCCCTGCCCGGACATCTCAAAGCCCTCGGCCTGGATCGGCCAGGGGGAATACTCGTTACCCTGCCAGAAGATAGAGGCCTGCTGCGGGTAACCGTGAAAACGATAAAGCTCGGCGCCCAGAGACGTGGCATCGAGCTCGAAAAGCTCAACCCACGCGCCTGGCTCCAGGGTCTGGATATCTGAGGTGATCGGCATGTGATTTCTCGGAAAAAACAAACCCGCTCGAGGGCGGGTGCGGGAGAGACTTCGCTCAGGAAGGACGAACGGGGCGTCTGGTCATCTCAGGGTAACCTTCGGCCCCCTCAATCCATTTACGCACCTTCGTACGGTATTGAAGCCATTCCTTATCGGTGCCAGGCAGTGCTTCAGGGTCTTCTTCTTCGATGGCCATGCGTTGGTCTTCGATGACAAGCATCTCCTGTGCCTGCCATTCGGACTCCCGGATCAGGTTCTCATTTTTTCTGAGCGCTGCAGATAGATCCTGCAGTTCCTGTTCCGTCGCCTCCCTCCAGCTATCTCCGCTAGGGATGGGAAAGGACTGAAACAGCCCATTGTCAGTATTGATATAGATGGTCATACAGCCCCCGGTGCGAGTGAGTAGACGCCTGCTACGGGGTATCCCGCAGTGAAGGCAGCAAATGTGAGGGTTGCGGAGCCTGCTGCAATATCGATAGTCGTATTGGCCCCGCTGAAGTCGAGAACCAGTCTCGTACGGCCATCCGATCTGACGGGCCGACTGTTTGACACCCAACCACTGACATCGCCGTGAATGACGAAAAGCATTTCCCCGGCAGTGACAGGGCGATTCAAGGTGACTACCTGACCATTAGTGCCTGCGTTTCCAGACCACAAGAGCTCAGCTGTGGTGTAACGACGAGCAGCAGCCCTCATTGCTAGTGCCTGAGCAATTGCACTACGGGAAGACTGACTGGCGACCTCGGTAGCCAATGCCACGACATCGATTGTTCCTGGATTACTTACCTTGCTAGCACCCACAGTTACCCAAATAACAGTACTGTTTGCCATACGGGTTTCGGCGCCTACACGAGGGGTTCCGTTTACACCGTCAGTCACCGCAAACAAGTCAAGGTCTGCGGGATCTCCAGTCGGGCGACTTACAAAGTAAGCACCCTTGCGGTATGCAGCGGTGCCGCCTGCACTAGGATAGTTGGTGTTATAAGCATTCAGCCTGAATGCCCCAGTGCCCAGGTTGGTCCCCTGTAGCTGATCTGCCTGATGCAAACCGACAGTGCCCGTCGAGTTCTTTCCATATCCACGATAAGTTACCGCACCAACCCCGAGCCCGTCAGAATACTTGCCATTGTCGTCCGGCATGCGAAACGTGGTCGAACCATCGCCACTTGAGTAGCAACCTCTCAACGCAATGTTCGAAACCCATTGAGCATCTGTCACGGCCGCCGCCGAGACAAGTATCCATAACTGGGGCCACGTAGCTCGAGAAAGTAACTGGCCGTTACGGGGGATCATCCCGGCTGGAATTGTATCCTCCGGCAGCGTCCATGGAATGACGGCGCCAACGGGAAGACCTGCGCCTCCAGCGTCGATATAGGTGCCAGCGCCACTTAGCACCTTATCCTGCTCACCTGCACGCGGTGCAGGCACAAGTCCTTGTGTTCCGGAACCGCTTGATGTCGCCCCGGTCATTACAGTGGTGTAAAAAGACGCCGGCTGCCCACCGAGCTTCGAAGAGTCAGCTGCGGTCTCGCTCCGGCCAAGCTTGACACTGAGTTGGCTCTGGAGCTTCCCCAAAGCAGTCAGAATGTTATCACCCGCTTCGATGACCAATTGGCTGGCAAAACTGAGTCCCGGCAAATTGACCGCTAAAGTTCGAGCAGCCGTCCAGTACTTGTTGATAGCGCCCTCGGCAACCTGATCGGTGGAAGCCGGCAGCGATGGAATCAGCAGGTAAACCGAGCCATTCCAGCGATATTGCCGCGTAGGGTCGCTGGCACTATCACCACCGTTGACCGCCAAGTAGATTTTTCCGACCTCGCCAACCGCTGGAAACGCTACACGATTAGCAAATTCCAGCACATCTTTGCTATCCGGCAGTTGTTCAGCAGGCACTTTTCCTGCGACCAACTGGGCAACGGAAACACCTGCTGCAGTGGCCGGTAATGCCGCGTCAGCCTTGACCTGGGCAGCCAACGCAGCAGCCGATGCTTCGTCAGCCTTGGACTGAGCCGCCTTGGCCCGAACATCCAACTCGGCAAAGTTGTCATTGATTACCTGACCACCACTTCTGAGCGGCTGTCCGGTTCCATCATTCGGCGCCCCGCCGATATTGATCTTCTCGATTGTCATGGATGAAACGCCTGTTCAAAAGTTGCAGTCAGGGTGTAGAGCCCTGCCCCCAGTGCTGTTGGCTGATAGCCTTTGCAGCGATAGAGGGCCTGCTCACCCAGCGGTGCCGTCCAGTAGAAGGGCGTGGCGCCGGCATGGCGGTCGAGGAAATCGACAATGGCCTTGATCCGCGTTTCTTCGCCGACAAAGGTCAAGGGCCAGGACTGACTCTTGTTGTTGATGCCGTCCTGGGCCACCTGCTGATAGCCATCGCCAAACCTGGCACTCTTGACGCGGAACTCGACCGTGCCCACTGGCTCGACCTTGGGAATCCAGGTAAAAGTTTCTGTGTTCATGTTTTCTCCGGGCGTGAGCCGTCGCGGCCGCTGTAGCTCAGCGGCCGTTGATGGCGGACCAGATCTGGCCGCCCGGTTTGAGGTCACGGGCGATCTGCTCGGCGGCGCCCTGTCTGGCTGCGCCAGCATATGCCTGGGCAACGGCCTGGGTATTCATCTCACCGCCGTCATTACTGCCCTGTGCATCGCCCACATTGATGGTCTGCTGGATCACCACCTGGTTACTGCTGGTGCTGCCAGTCGCCCCGCCATCGACCGCACGAACGCCAAGGGAGCCATCCGCTCCACGACTCAGCGGCATGATCGCTTCCGGGCCGGCTTCGCCGAACAAGGCCATCGGTGCCAGCGTCGGGCTGGTGGCGATGGTGTTGGTGAAGGCACCGCCGTCGGCGAAACGAAGTGTTCCCGAGGGAGGCGAGTAACTGATCGCACCAGGGTTCAATTGCGGAGTAAACGTGTTGCTGATTCCGTTGACACTGGTGGTGGTGGGCGCCGGTGTACCGGATCCCCAAAACGAACCAACTGCCGAACTCACGAGACCGAACAACGAACTCAAGCCACTGGACATCGCCGTTTGCGCCGCCAGCTTGGCCATATCGCTCAAAACCGACTTGGCAAAATCCGAAAACGAGAACTTGCCCGTGGTCGCGAAAGTGCTCAGTGCATCGCCCATGGACTCGAACGCCCTGGTAAACACCTCCCTGGATTTAGCGGCCACATCACCCGACTTTTCCGCGTAGTCGTCCCACGCCGAGGAAGCCCCGTTCAGCCACGAGCCCTGCGCATCGCTCATCGCCTGGTAGTTGTCCTGGACCTGCTGCGTCATCTGGTCATGCTTGGTCTTGAGGGCATCGAGTTGACTGGCGTAGGAATCGCTCTGGCCAGCGCCGTTACCATAGGCGTCACCGACGGGGAACTTGATACCCAGCTTGTCCGCGTAAGTCGGCGCCGGGTCGCCGTTGGGAAATTTCGCGTCCAGCGCCTTGCGATCCAACGCGTATTGTTCGTCGTATCCGGCCAGCTCCTTCGCCAAGGCCGCCTTGCGCGAGCCCATGCCCACCGCGTTCGCCGCCAGCGCACCGGCATTGCGCAGCTTGTCGACATCAGCCGAATAGCTATCCAGCGCTTTTCCACCGTCCACCAGGGACTGGGTATAACTGTCCTGGTTGCTCTTGTTCTGCTTGAGCAACAGCGCCAGCTGGTTGTTCTTATGAATGAAATTCTCGGCAGCATCGGCCGCCGGGTCATAGGATTTCTGGAAGTCGCTGAAGCTACCGGACGTCACCTGCAACGCCGATGCGGCTTGCGCCGACAACGCAGCCGCAGCTTTCTTGCCGGCCTCTTCGATCCGTTGCTGCATGTCGCGCATGCCCTGGTCGGTAATGCGCGACGCCTTGGCCAGGGCCCGCTCCAGGCCACCGAGGTCAAGCGTCAGGTTTCCCTGGGAAGCAGTTGCCATTGGATTTCTCCGGGTCGTGGAAAACCCGTCGAAACGGGTTCGAGGTGAGTGGCCCGAACACTAGCGCCACTCGTTGATTGCCCGCTCCAGGGAAAGTCCCTGGCGTCGCTCATGGGGCATGAAGTCCAGCAGATCCGCAGTGCCACCACCCAGCCGATGGGTCTGCAACGCCACCAGGGCGCTGCCCGCCTCCAGCCGTCGACCGGCATGCAGGGAGCCATATCGGTCGATATAGCGCCCCCAAGCCAGGGCTTCGTGATAGCTCATGCGCTCCTTGGCTTCGGCGATGGTTCGGCCGCCGACTCCGTTCAGCACCAGTTCGTGCCAGAACTCATCGGCGGCGGTCAGTTTTTTGCCGCGGCACCACCGGTACCGTTGACTTCGTTGACGGCATTGAGAATCAGAAACCCCAGGGTCGGCTCGAGGCTGTAGGCGTCCTCGTAGGAAATCGCCTCGGTACCTTGGGCACCCAGGGTGACCGTCGCCGCGATGTAGCTGGCATTGCGGCTCTGCTCGGCCTCACCGGGAGTGAACAGTCGTTCGATCACACCAAACGACTGCCGACGAATGTGCAACGCTAAGGTGTCGGTGACTTCCTTGCCGGACTTATCGACATGGGTCCAGCTGATTTCCTTCCTGACCGGCTGGCCATCGACGATGCCACCCTTGGCCTTGAGTTGTTTGAGGTTCATGACGTCTCTCAGGCTTTCTTGGTCCAGGCGGAACCGCCAGTACGCTGGATGGTGACAGTGGTGGTGACCACGGCGTTAAGGGCGAAGTTGAACGGGAAGTCCGAGACATAACCGTCGAAGGTGAACCAGGTACGGGTAGCCGGCAGCTCGAAGTTATCACCCGCAGTATTCAGGGTCGGCAGGATGCCCTTGCCGTCGGACCAGCCCACGGCCCACTTGATACCGGTATCACCCTTGGCTTCGGAGAGCTGGTGCAGGCGGATGTGGCTGGCATTGGTCGGATCGGCGTTGAGGCCCAGGCTCGCGGTACCCGGGGTACGCAGGCCTTTCTTGTAGCTGCGCTCCTCGGCGTTGAGGCTGGTGTCCTCGATCTGCTCGGCCGGCGCGCCGCCCGGATCGAAGGACGTGGCGTGCTCGACTTCCAGCACGGTGTAAGGCCCGCTACCGGTCAGCGGCGGCACAAGGGCAAAGATTTGGGTACCTTGGGTAAGAATCGACATCGTGTGTTCTCCTGCAAACAATAAAAAACCCGCGAAGGCGGGCTGTGGGTATTACCGGGAAAGGCGACCTGCCGTGATTTCAGGGCGCGGGCGAGCCGTCCAGGTAAGGCGGTGCGGAAGGATCGGGCTCCCGACTCTTCAGATAATCCACCAGCGCCTGATTGGTCTGCGCCAGCAGGCGGATCGAAGCGTTCAGTGCCACCTGCTGGTCGGCCTGATTTTGCAAGGCGGCAATCAGGCGGTTGATCGCTGCCAGTTCCTCGTCATTCATCGCTTATAGCTTCCATGTCAGGGTCATTGTTCCGGCCTGGTTTCCGGGGGAGGCGCTTCGCCCACCCCCAGCCGCCTGGCCGCCCAGCGCTCGTAAAGGCCGATGGCGACATCCGCACCGGCCATGGCGGTCAGGCATCCAAAGGCGCCGGCGGTCCAGATCGACACGCCGGCGGCGTACAGCAGCATGATGGTCGACACCCCGCAGACCATGCAGGCCCCGGAGCGCAGCGCCAGCCGGCGCAGCAGCGACCAGCCACGGGCGCCCTCCTTGTCGGCACGCCACATTTCACCGGAAACGCCGCCGATCACGGCCAGCACGATGACCAGCCAGACAGGCATGTCCGCCAACGCTTGTTGCTCGTTCGTCATGTCACGCCTCCTGCAATAAAAAGGGGCCATTCATTGGCCGGTGGGGGTTTCGCTTGGATTTCAAGATGAAGGATTCTCGTGGAAGCCCAGGTTCGGTGGGCATTCCAAAAAGCCCGGTCGCCCAGGCTTTTCAGTAATGCGGTCCTGATGCCCCGGCCTGAACCGACCCGCGTTTTCGGCGAGGCGGATTTCCGGCAAGGCACTTGATCCTTCGGCGCTACTGGCGCGGTACGGATCGATTCGAATTGTTCCTCCGACCGCGACCCTGTCCGCCGGATAACTGCTTACGGTGCTTTACGCTGCACACCCGGGTCAGTTGCCAACCCTCTGAACCGTTGAGGCCGGTTCATCGCTGCCTGTTCTTTGAAGCGGTGTCACTAAAGAGCTTCGGGTTGCCCCTGGCATTTCTGCCTGTGGCCGACCTTTCCGGCCGGCTTGAGACAAAGAATATGCATGTATGCATATACAGTCAATGCATAAATGCATTTATTTGCGCATGGAGATTTGCACCCATGCATGAAACCCATGTCGGTCAGGGGCTGCGGCTTTTTTTGGAGCGAAAAAAACCCACATCGCTGTGGGTTTTTTCCGAGCCAGGGCGGATTAGCGGGCGTACATGCCCCACCAGAAGACATGACCGAGGATGGTGATCTGCTCTTCCTGGATTTCCTGGAAGCTGTAGTCTTCATCCGGGTGCTCGTCACGATTGAAGCTGCGCAGGCGGATCCCGCTGGGCAGGCGATAGAGTTGTTTCACCCGCAGTTGACCGTTGTGGTTGATGGCATAGAGGTCGCCGTCGACGATGTCGCCGATGGCGCTCTTGCCGGCGTTGACCCCGACCGTGGCACCGTCGCGCAGCACCGGCAACATACTGTTGCCGCGCACGGTCACGCACTTGGCTTGGTCGAACTGCACGCCGTTATGGCGAAGGCTGCGTTTGCCGAAGCGCAGGCTGGCCTTCTCGCTTTCCTCGATGACGAATCTTCCTGATCCAGCAGCCAATTCAACCTCGCGAAGAAAGGGAACGGAAACCTCGTCTTCATCGACGGGGGTATCGTCGTCCCACAGGCTTATATCCTTGAGTTCCGAATGCAGCGTGACCGGCTCCTGATCCCTGGTGCCCGCAATGTCGGCACGTCCGCGCAACTGGTCGGTGCTGACGCGGAAATACTCGGCGATCTTCGAGATGTGCTTGTCCGAAGGATCGACGATCTTCCCGCTGAGGATGCGCGACAGGGTGGATTGGGGCACGCCAGTACGACGGTGAAGCTCCGTGGGGGAGATCCCGTGACGGTCGAGCAATGCTCGGAGGACGGTAGAAACGTTGCGTATTTGCATAACGCGCATATTGCTTGGGCTTTTCGCGAATGGCAAATGCTGATTTGCATATTTCGTGCATAAAAATTTGCACCGACGTCAAAAGGCCATGCCTGCGGACGCCGGACCGCCCGTGTTAACCTTGCGCCCATCGTAAAGCAGCGGGCCAGACGCCCGACCTTGCCCCCCACTCAAAACGAATCCGCCTAAGTATCCGATGAGTAAAACTACTTCCGATCTGTCCAGCCACACGCCGATGATGCAGCAATACTGGCGCCTGAAGAACCAGCACCCCGACCAGTTGATGTTCTACCGCATGGGCGACTTCTACGAGATCTTCTATGAAGACGCGAAGAAGGCCGCCAAGCTGCTGGACATCACCCTCACGGCCCGCGGGCAGTCGGCCGGGCAGGCGATTCCGATGTGCGGGATTCCGTACCATTCGCTAGAGGGTTATCTGGTCAAGCTGGTCAAGCTGGGCGAATCGGTGGTGATCTGCGAGCAGATCGGCGACCCGGCCACCAGCAAGGGTCCGGTGGAACGCCAGGTGGTGCGGATCATCACTCCCGGTACCGTCAGTGACGAAGCCCTGCTCGATGAACGCCGCGACAACCTGATCGCCGCCTTGCTGGGCGATGAGCGTCTGTTCGGCCTGGCGGTGCTGGATATCACCAGTGGCAATTTCAGCGTCCTGGAAATCAAGGGCTGGGAAAACCTGCTGGCGGAACTGGAGCGGATCAACCCGGTGGAACTGCTGATTCCGGATGACTGGCCGCAGGGACTGCCAGCGGAAAAACGCCGGGGCACCCGTCGTCGCGCGCCGTGGGATTTCGAGCGCGATTCCGCGCATAAAAGTCTCTGCCAGCAATTTTCCGTGCAGGACCTGAAAGGCTTCGGCTGCGAAACCCTGACCCTGGCCATCGGTGCCGCCGGCTGCCTGCTCAGCTACGCCAAGGAAACCCAGCGCACCGCCCTGCCGCATTTGCGCAGCCTGCGCCATGAGCGCCTGGACGACACCGTGGTGCTCGATGCCGCCAGCCGCCGCAACCTGGAACTGGACACCAACCTTGCCGGCGGTCGCGACAACACCCTGCAATCGGTGGTCGACCGCTGCCAGACCGCCATGGGCAGCCGTCTGCTGACCCGCTGGCTGAACCGTCCGCTGCGTGACCTCAAGGTCCTGACGGCACGCCAGAGCTCCATCACTTGCCTGCTGGAAGGCTACCGCTTTGAAAAGCTGCAACCGCAGCTCAAGGAAATCGGCGATATCGAGCGCATCCTCGCCCGGATCGGCCTGCGCAATGCCCGTCCTCGCGACCTGGCGCGCCTGCGCGATGCCCTCGACGCACTGCCGCAACTGCAGGACGCGATGCTCGAACTGGACGCCCCGCACCTCAGGCAACTGGCCGCCACCACCCGCACCTACCCGGAACTGGCGATCCTGCTGGAACGCGCCATCATCGATAACCCGCCGGCGATCATCCGCGACGGTGGGGTCCTGAAGACCGGCTACGATACCGAACTGGACGAACTGCTGTCCCTCAGTGAAAACGCCGGGCAGTTCCTAATCGACCTGGAAGCCCGGGAAAAAGCCCGCACGGGCCTGGCCAACCTCAAGGTCGGCTACAACCGTGTCCACGGCTATTTCATCGAGTTGCCGAGCAAGCAGGCCGAGTCGGCGCCGGCCGACTATATCCGCCGCCAGACCCTCAAGGGCGCCGAGCGCTTTATCACCCCGGAACTCAAGGAGTTCGAAGACAAGGCCCTGTCGGCCAAGAGCCGGGCCCTGGCGCGGGAAAAGATGCTCTACGAAGCCCTGCTCGAAACCCTGATCGGCGAGTTGCCGCCATTGCAGGACACCGCCGCGGCGCTGGCTGAGCTGGATGTCCTGAGCAACCTCGCCGAACGCGCGCTGAACCTGGACCTGAACTGCCCGCGCTTTGTCGACGAGCCGTGCATGCGCATCAGCCAGGGGCGCCACCCGGTAGTCGAGCAGGTGCTGACCACGCCGTTCGTGGCCAACGACCTGGCCCTCGACGACAACACCCGCATGCTGGTGATCACCGGTCCGAACATGGGCGGTAAATCCACCTACATGCGCCAGACCGCATTGATCGTGCTGCTGGCGCATATCGGCAGCTTCGTGCCGGCGGCCAGTTGCGAACTGTCACTGGTGGACCGGATCTTCACCCGGATCGGCTCCAGCGACGACCTGGCCGGTGGCCGCTCGACCTTCATGGTGGAAATGAGCGAAACCGCGAATATCCTGCACAACGCCAGCGAACGCAGCCTGGTGCTGATGGACGAAGTCGGGCGCGGCACCAGTACCTTCGACGGCCTGTCCCTGGCCTGGGCCGCCGCCGAGCGCCTGGCGCACCTGCGGGCCTACACGCTGTTCGCCACGCACTATTTCGAACTGACGGTGCTGCCGGAAAGCGAACCGCTGGTGGCCAACGTGCACCTGAACGCGACCGAGCACAATGAGCGCATCGTCTTCCTGCACCACGTGCTGCCCGGCCCGGCCAGCCAGAGCTACGGCCTGGCGGTGGCGCAACTGGCCGGCGTGCCGTCCGATGTGATCGTCCGGGCCCGCGAACACCTGAGCCGCCTGGAAACCACCAGCCTGCCCCACGAGATTCCCGTGACCAAGCCCGGCAAGCCGGCGGCACCGATGCAGAGCGACATGTTCGCCAGCCTGCCGCACCCCGTGCTCGATGAACTGGCCAAGCTCGACCTGGACAATCTGACCCCACGCCGCGCGTTGGAAATGCTCTATACATTGAAGACACGGATCTAA